ACAGAAAATGATATTGGTGATAATTATGGATTTGTTTATGTTATCACCAATTTAGTAACCGGTAAAAAATATATCGGTAAAAAATTTTTTTACAGTTCTAAAACAAAACAAGTTAAAGGTAAGAAGAAACGCATTAAGGTTTCTTCGGACTGGCAAACTTATTATGGTAGCAATGAGGTTTTGAAGAAAGATGTTATAATACACGGAAAAGAAAAGTTCAAAAGAGAAATTCTACATTTGTGTTTGACCAAAGGCACAACAGGATATCTAGAAGCAAAAGAACAGTTCGTCAAAGGTGTATTAGAGAGTGATGAATATTACAATACCTGGATTATGGTTAGAGTAAGAGATTCACACATAAAAGGAATTTAATGTTAGAATATCTAAAGAATGTTAGTAACCAATTTGATACTTTATTTTTTCTTCCGGCAGAAGATGATGATGAAATACAAATTGTTACCAACACATACAAAAATCCTGGAATAAGGGATGTTGGTAACGATATTGGTGATTGGTGGCACATTTTGTTGTTTAAATGCAACGAAGAAAGTGGTGCAGTTGAAAACTTGGACCATTTTGATGCCATATTCTCGGATCCTAGGGAATACATTTCAGACCTGATACCTTGTGGATGGTATGGATGTGTTGCCAAGAAAACTACCACATCCAAAACATTTTTAGATGATGCTCTTGACAGGTTCAAAGAATTGATGTAAAATCTAGTCATGTATATTGAAAGACATTATGATTCTCGTTGATTTAAACCAAGTATTGTTGGCAGGCCTCATGGCTCAGATTGCCAACCAAAAACCAAAAGTCAAATTAGAAGAAGATTTGATTCGTCATATGGTTCTGAATATCATCAGAACACACCTAAAGAATTTCCGTAAAGACTATGGTGAGGTTGTTTTATGTTCAGACAACCGAAAGTATTGGCGGAAAGAATTCTTCCCATTCTATAAGGCACACCGCAAAAAAGCACGTGAGAAGTCTGATTTGGATTGGCACCTCATTTTTGATATGTTGGCCAAATTCAGAAACGAATTGAAAGAGAACTTTCCATATAAAGTTATTGATGTTGAAGGTGCTGAAGCTGATGATATCATCGGCACACTAGCACCACGAGCCGTTATGCATGAGGATGTTATTATTATTTCCAGTGATGGAGATTTCCTACAATTACAGATGTATAACGGTCGTAGCCAATATACAATCAAACAATATAATCCAGCACAAAAGAAATTTGTTGTGTCGGAAGATCCTATTCGTGACCTGAAACAAAAAATCATTCAAGGTGATAAGGGTGATGGTATTCCAAACATTCTTTCACCGAGTGATACCTTTGTGCGTGAGATTCGTCAAAAGGTTATGACTGAAGCCAAACTTACAAAATTCATGGGACAAGAATATGGTGATTATGACGATGAAAATGCTCGTATTGGTTTTTCACGCAATCAGACATTGATTGACCTGAGAAACATACCTAGTGATATACAGTCGAAAATCATAAATACATATGAAGAAACAAAACCTGCCCCAAAGGGCAAAATTTTAAACTATCTTATCAACAATAAGCTTAGAAACCTAATGGAAGTTATTGAGGAATTTTAATGAAACCACTTTATGAAGTTTTCGATGAATTTGAAATGTGTAAAAACAAAAAAGAACGAATGGAAGTGATTGGCCGAAATCTGTCTCAACTTTTGGTCGATGTATTAAAATTAACTTATCATCCAAACTATAATTGGAAAATTAAGGAATTACCAGACACATACAAGATTCCAACAGACGTTTTACCTGGTATTACACACGATACCTTAAATCGTCAGTTGCGGAGACTCTATATGTTTCAGAGTGGCCATCCGACAGCGGAGAGACTTACGGAAGGTCGTAGGAAAGAACTATTAGTCCAAATTTTAGAATCACTAGAACCAAGAGAAGCTGAAATCATTTTGGGTATTTTCAATAAAGATTTGGGTGTAAATGGTTTAGACTATAAATTTGTAAAAGAGGCATTCCCAAAAATGTTGCCATGACCAAAAAAGAAAATATATTTGTCGTAGCTGGTGAATTTGATCCTTTAACATATAATGAATTTAAATTATTGAAAACATGTAAATCCAAATGTGATTTACTTATGGTAGGAGTTCACTCTGATGAATACATGCTTTTTAAAAATGGTGGCCAAACAATAACACATGAACAAAGAAAAGAAATTATAGGAAGTTTTCCTTTCGTGGATGAAACATTTTCATTCAATGATATAGACGGAACTTCCTGTAATTTAATTAAATTAATCAAATTGTGTTATCCACTATCAAACATAACATTCGTGTCAGAAATAGATTTACACAATATGCCTGAATCCCGTATTCGAGGCATTACTTTCACAACATTCGATATTATCAATCAAGGAGCTTAATTAAAGTGTCAAAATTTTCTGGAAAATTTCGTGATTACGATTACGAAGAAGAATATGAATTCACAACTAGAAAAAAGAAAAAGGATAATCATAAATCCCCAAGAAAAAAATCATATTTCGAGGAGGATGATTATTTCAGAGGTTACGAAGAATATCAAAAACCAGCTAGAAGAAAATCTAGACATTATAATTAATTCCGTGTTGTAATTTAACAACACACATCTTGACAAGACACATGTGGTGGTGTATAATACACACATTGCATAGGAGTTTTGTTTATGATGATTTATGTCCGAACACCAAAGTCCAAGAAAAAACTTGGACCTAAGGCTGAACGAGAACAATATGAAGCTTGGTTGAAATCACACCAGGTTTCAAAATCCATTAAATACCAAAAACCGCAAAGCAATCAACTGGTATATAAGTTGTCGGTTCCTGCTGGCCGTGAAACAGTGCATCATCCATCACTGGATACTGGGATGGGCACTGCCACAAAAGCAGCACCGAAGGTTTATACTGGTGATAAAATGCTTGGAATTGCAACTTTACACAAATCAAACGCTGTTCCTGTGTTTAACAGCATGGAAGCAGTAGAAATATCGAAAATGAGACGTTAAAATGAGCAAGAAAATCAGTTTTGTTGTAAAATTACAACGACCACACTGTCGGACACCGATAAAACCTTTACAGAAACATAAAAATGAGGTAAAATATGAACGAAAACCAAAACACCCAGCAAAAATCCTCGAAAATTGAGTGGGAATCTGTTTGGGAAGTCACCAAAAAATGGGCAGTAATGTCAGGATTCGAAAAGGACTTAGAAAATTATGAAAAACTCAGCGAAAGTATACAAAGCGGAGATGTTAGAAGCGAATGATGGCACAGGAGATGGAATCTTACAGTTTCCTGACGAATTAATTGAAGAAACTGGCTGGAAAGAAGGCACGGTTTTGAATTTAATGGTTGAAGAAACACCTACCGGCAATGTTTTGGTTATTACCGAGAAAAAATAATGGAATTACTTGAATCGAAGTCACTTTTGGCCAAATTGATGGCCACAGAAAATCTGGTTGTTGAACAACGACCTGTCAGAACAGCTTCCTTTGATGTTAAAAATCGTATTTTGACATTACCGGTTTTAAATAAAAATCTTTCTTCCGACTTATATGACCTTTTTACAGGACATGAAGTTGGCCATGCTCTCTACACTCCATTAGAAGGCATGATTAAAGTTAAAGCCGAAAAAATTAATCCAGATGTAGTTAATGTTGTTGAAGATTCTCGTATTGAACGAAAAGTCAAATACAAATATCCTGGTTTGAAAAATTCTTTTGCTAGAGCTTATAAAGAATTGATGGACATGGATTTTTTCGATGTTAAAGGAAAAGATATCAACGAAATGAATTTCTTGGATCGAATTAACCTTCATTGTAAAGGCGGCGCTGGCCTGAATGTTCAATTCAATGACACTGAGAAAGAATTATTGGATGAAGTTGAAAATACCGAAACTTATGAAGAGGTGATTGAGACATCCAAAAAAATCATCGAATACATGAAACAACAAATCAAACAGCAACAACAAAATAAAGTAAAAGTAAAATCTCAAAGTGAACCTGAAGAAGATGAACCGAATAATCCTCAGGATTATGAAGAAGTTGAATTTGATGATGATGGTGAACCACTGAACGACAAACCTGATGATGCGCCTGGTAATCCTGAGAATGAACCTGAAGAAGAATCGGAAGAAGAAAACCAAAAAGGTCAAAAATCGGAAGATGGTGATGAAGAAGAATTGGACCAGAAGTTCGAGGAAGAAATTCGTTCACACACCAATGATTCTTATAAGAAAAATGAACAACAACTATTTGACACTTCAATTTCAAATATCATTTATGTAAATATTCCAAATTATGATCCTAATCGGGTTAATGATTTTAAAGAAATTTGGTATCGTTACAAAAAAGACAATTATGGAATTGCAACACCACAATTTCTAAAAATTCGTAATGAGAGCAACAAAGTTGTTTCTTACTTGGTTAAAGAATTTGAATTGCGTAAAAACGCTGACCAAATGAAACGAGCCAATGTGGCCAAAACTGGTGAACTGAATATGAGTAAGATTTATTCATATAAATTCAGTGAAGATATCTTTAAAAAGATTACAGTTGTTCCTGGTGGCAAGTCCCATGGACTGGTTATGTTTTTAGACTGGTCAGGTTCTATGGTTGAACACATTGGTAATACAATGAAACAACTTATCAGTTTGGTTCTATTCTGTAAAAAGATGAATATTCCATATGAAGTTTATGCCTTCTTGGAAGATACTGATAGAGAAATGATGTATGTAAAACCACAATACAAACAAAACGATTTGTATGGTAAAGATTATGCATTGATGAATCTGTTGTCATCAAGAATGAATAGTTCAGAGTTCACATATGCATGTTCAGCGTTGGTTCATATATCCGGTTTAGGAGAAACAACACGAATAAACCTTCCATATTGGTTGAGTATGCAAGGCACACCTTTAAATCAAGCAATCATTCATGCTATGACGATTGTTCCTCAATTTCAGAAGAACAACAAGTTACAAATTGTGAATACCATCTTTTTGACAGATGGTGAAGGTTCACATATGAATCGTTATTATGATGTTGACCCATCTAAAGGTTATCAATATTATGGTGATTACAACACCACATATATTAAATGTGACCGATTGGTGATGCGTGATACAGTAACCAAACATGAAGAACGAGTTGATTTGAAAGAACGTGATGCACAAACAAATGCTTTAATTAAATTGTTGAAAGCTAGAACTAATTCTAATGTTATTGGTTTTTATGTAATCAGTGGTAGAGATTTCAATCGAAAGGTTTATCATTGGTATCAACCAGGAAAAGTAAAAGTCAATCACGAGGAACTCAAGTCAGATTTCCGTAAGAATCAATATGCTATCTTGGAAAACACGGGATACGATGAATATTATATTCTTCGGTCATCGAGCCTAGATACCGATGATGAGGGTTTTGAGATTAAAGAGAACGCTACTGTTAAAAGCATCGCTACTGCATTTACTAAGTATAATAGTAACAAACATAACAGTCGAGTTGTTTTGAATCGTTTTATTGGATTAATTGCTTAAGGAGTTATAATGGAAATTTATTCTGAACATTATGGCACAGGTCGAAAGGCCACTGTCACAAGATTGCGTAGAAGTCTGGATCCGTCTTTTGATGCTTGGGAAGTTGCTTTATATGTTGGTGAGAGGGTCGTTCAAAGAACAACTTGCCGCAGCAACCATGAAGCCGAAACTTTGGCAGAATCGTTCTGTCAAGGTGGTGATGGTAACCAAATTCTATTGAATGAGGTTATTAATGGATAAAAAGACCAAAGAGATTTTCTGTATCACACAGGAAGAATGTGCCGAGGTGACACAGGCAATCTCAAAGATTTTCCGTTTCGGTTTCGACTCTGTGCATCCAGTTACAAATAAAAGTAACATGCAGAGTTTAGAAGAAGAAGTTGGTGACCTTCTGGCTATGATTGATATTATGGTAGAGAAATGTATTGTTTCTGATAGTAACGTTAACGCAGCCAGACAGGCCAAAAAAGAGAAGCTGAAAATCTGGTCTAATATTTACAAAGAGGTATAAAATGGAAGATTACGACTTTCAAAAATTTGAAGCATTGGTGGTAAAAATTCTCGAACATAGAGAATGGGACGATGAATTGGACTATGGTGAAGATATTTCACCTATTTCAGAAATCAAAATTGCGTTTGATGGATATGCAGATTTGGAAACTGAGGATGGTGAATACATTGAACATGGTGATACTGACCAAGAATCATATGCAATCTACATTCATAAAGATTCTGCAAAGCGTGGTTTTGTTTTTCCTGAACACACTGTATATTCATTCACATTTGGTAACATGATTCAACACCGTCCAGCAGAAGAAGTTTGTTTATATGCTTGGCATTCCAAAAACAAATTAGATGGTCAGTGGTATTGGGATGTGATTCCTTTGGAAGACAGACTTGATGCTGACAATAAAATGACTATTGGAGAAGTCATGGACATTTTAGAAGTTCTTGTTAACAGATATTTTGCAGAATGACGGATGAACAGGCGTTAGCCATCTACAATAGAATGGTCGAAAAATACGGTGATAACTTACCGAATCCTGACCATTGTCCCAAAACATTTGAATATCTTGTAAGATTGATGAAGTATTATGAACCGGAAATATTCAGAGCAGTATGATGCTTATTATGATGAACAGACCAACGAATGGTTGGAGGATATCTGTGATGATCCAGACTGTGAACTTTGTGTTGGCCGTCATGGAAGACCAGACAAACCACTAAGAGAAATCTTTGTCTTTGGTTCGAACCTGGCTGGCCGGCATGGTGCTGGTGCCGCAAAGTTTGCTTTAGACAATCACAAAGCAATTTATGGTATTGGTGTTGGACTACAAGGAGACTCTTATGGTATTCCTACTAAGGACCAGAACATTGAGACTTTGCCATTAACAACGATTCAATTATATGTGGACCAGTTTATAGAGTTTGCTAGACTTACACCAGACTTACTATTTAATGTTACTGCTATTGGTTGTGGCCTTGCTGGTTATATTCCTTCTCAGATAGCACCGATGTTTTCAAGCGCTTCCGGACTTTCCAATGTTCGGCTACCAGAGGAATTCCAAAGGATACTCAAATGAACTCTTTTTTTGATTGGCTCGTCATTCTTCTACTTTTCTTCCTATTTTGGGGAGAACCCGATGTTTGGGACAAGGCACATGCGTATGTGATAAACAACCTAGAATCCAATCAACCGAAAGATTGTCCGAAACCGACTGAGGGTCTAATCAAACACGATTGAATATATTATGAGAGAAACGATAGATAAATTAATCCAAGAAAATTTCAGTTATCATTATATAACCGAACCAGACAAACTGAATCCTGGTCATACCAGACAGGACTTAGAAAACTTCGCAGAATTGGTTGTAGATGTTTGTTGTGCTGAATTGTTGTTCATGGATGAAAGAGTAAATGGTAACCACAACTACTACAAACATGCTGCGATAGAACTGAAAAGGAGATTCAGAGCAAAACATGTTTCACCTCCTGAAAAATCACTTCCAATCGTAAGTAGCTCCGAAAAATATTTTCAAAATCCATGAACACTGATCCAGTTAAACATTGTGACCTGTATAAGGACGAAGGCTGTGCCCATGTAGATGGTTTTCTATGTGATTATGAAACCTGTGAAATGCGTCTGGATTACCACACTGAGAAAATCCTGAGAAAGGCTCTTCTAAGAAGTGGCAAGGTAATCCATAAAGGGTTCCTGAGGAAAAATCCTGAGGAGAAAAAAATTGAAAATCCTGATTTTGGCCCCAGAAAATAAAAAATGGAAAAAAAGAGTTTGACCTGGTGGAGCTTTTTTAGCTAATCGCTTACCTACGGCGCCCCCACCCCATCGGCTAACAGCGATCCAGAGAGCAGCCAAAAAAAGGGAGACCAGCACCAGACTGGTCTCCCAAACCCCCCATCCAGCCGAGCCTCAAGGGGGAGAGCGAATTCAATATTAAGCAGCGACAGCCAACCGAATAACCTTGGCCATTTTCTTTCCGTGAGCAATGTATCCAATGACTGGCACCTGCTTATCATAGCAAGCACGGCAGTCCAAGCATTTTCCGCCTTGCTGTGGTGCTTGGCATACAGTAACACCAGCAGGCACTGGTGCACCTTCGGGAATGATAGTGCTACCATGCACGCCTTTGGTGAAAGTGCCATCCACAGCATCGGAGCTAAAGCGCACCATTACATTGTCCAGTGCTTGCATTTTAGCAATGACGTCTTGGAATTTTGGAAATTTAGCCATGCGGGTTGGCAACCAGTGCTTGGTGTTAGGGGTTGCTTCCATAACAGCGAGCATTTTATTTGCAAGCTCTAGGGAGTACATATCCCCAGAATCAAACCAACGGAAGTGCTTTTCTTTTTTCAGAGCAGCAACCATATCGCTGGTCCAACCTTCACGTTTGGCGTCCTGCTTATTGTCGAAGCGGACTTTTTTGGTATCGGGAAAATTGTAGCAACCAGTGGTAGCATAGCAACCAGAGCAAGCAGGCACCAGCTCACCGTCAGGACCAACCGAACCGGGGCAGGTTTCAACAGCTTGCAAGGACCAGCTCTTGGTGCCAAGCTTGGCGGTTTTGGATAATTTTAACATTTTCGCTCCTGTTTTTTACTATGGAATGGAGTATACACGAACCAATGAAAATGGCAACCTAATACTTTTTTATTCCAGCAAACCTTATGGTCTCCAGTATACCATGTCCAACACCAACACCAACAAAGCGGCTACGTATACCAAAGTGTACGCCCAAAATGTCACCTTATGAAAATCCAACATGCTTGCTCTCCTGATTTACTATGGGTGTACTATATCAAAAACCGAACGGACTGGCAACCATTGTCGACCAATCCGGTGGGTTATTTGGTCCCAATTTTGCAGGGACCGCCTTCGGGGATCCGATCCCTCTGGCTTAAGCGCTTGCCTTTGCTTTGCGATCCATGATAGCCTTAGCAATGGCGTTATCTTCAGCACCGAATTTTGTAACCACAGCTTTGCTGGGACGCTTCGCAGCTTTGATAGCTTTCACACCTACAGGCGCTGCTTGTTTTTCGAGCAGCTTTTGCAGGCGGGCTTGTGTCTTAGCAATTGCTGCTTCACGTTTGACCTGAGCAGCTGCAGCTTTCGCTTCCTTGGCTACCTGCTTTTCTGCTCGCTTTTGCTCTCGTTCAACCTTAACACCAACAGCAAGGCGTTGGACCTCGAGCTTTGCATTAGCGAGAGCGATACGGGCAGCTTTCAGAGAAGCTTCCAATTTTGAGGGAGATTTTGACATTTTTTGTCCTTTCAAATTCAACATGGGATGGAGTATAACCGAAAATTGCCGATTAGGCAACCTGAGAACTTTTTTCTTCCAGCATTTTGCTCAAGATATATTTGGCGATATTAATCTGCTGGCGTGCTTGGTTCTGGGTTTGAGCGGTATTGCACGCCATGAGCTCTTGAGCATCCGACAGCACGCTCATAGCAACCATTTCCAAACCAGACAAGCGAGCGGTCAAACCGTTACAATATTCCTGCTCGATATCTGCTTGGCTCATACCGTAGCACTGCTTTTCGAATTCCGTCATTTTCGCTCCTGTTCAATTGACTATGGGTGTACTATATCAAAAACCTAGGCAATTGGCAACCTAATACTTTATTACTCCAGCAGACCGGTCGACAATCGCTTGACGGATCCAGCAGGACGTGTATAATTGAACCATTCGAAAGCAGGACTGGGATGCACACGGAGCCTGCACAAATGAAAACAAAAGCACTCAGCAACCAACAGGAATTGTAAACTTTTTTCTGACCGGGGCGCACAAATTGAAAACAAAAGCACACAAAATCACACGGAAATGCTCTGAGTTGCTCTGTAATGCTAAAAGATTATATGCCGCTCCCAAACTAAGTCCCAATTCTTACATGGACCTTGCGATTCATAATGCGAAATTATTACACTTTTTTGCACTTTTTAACACCAAAGCATTCCAACCAATTCCTAATACTTTTTTCTTATATCACACCAAAAAGTTATCCACAGCATATCCACAGGTTTATGCACACCTCCAGGTGAGTGTATACTAAGGTTCTCAAGCATTTTGCTGTAATACTATAGCATTATGCTTGCCATTGTCTCTGCTTTTTGATATAGTACACGCATGAAAACAAAAAACGAGCGAAACATGAAAATGTATACTTTGGTATTCACTGAGGCGGAATTAGAACTAATTTATGACCAGTTGAATATTGTAGAACTTTATGATGATTCTGAGGAAAACTTAGAACTTTGTAATTCAATTAATGATAAAATCGCAAAGGCAGAGTAAAAATGAAACAGTTTGTATTACTTTTGGATAATGTAGATATTGAGTATACAGGATATTTCAAAAATGAGAAGGAATGTATTAAGTATACGAAAAAGCGTTACGGTTCTAGTGCGGATTTACTACTAATTCGTGCAGTTTATCCAAAACTGGAAAATGTATACTTTTCAGTTAAAACAGGAAAGGTTGTTAATACGGAGGTTGTAAATGGGTAAAATGTCAGAAATTATTATTACTCTGGGTGAGTATGAGGAAAACCTGCACGCTTTTGGACATGGCGATCCGTTGGTTCAGGTGATGAAACGAGAACTTTTAGGTTACGATATTCAAGATGTGAATGATATGGTTCGTGCTATTGACCTCGAATTTGATACTATCGTTTTCAATATGCACGGTTAATTCATAGGTTAGTATTCACTAATTCGTAAGGTGAATACTTTAGTTCTCCAGTCAGGTGCTAGAGTATTAAAGTATTCAGGTTGCCTTTTAGGTAGATTCTGGTATAATTGATGTTTTATTGATGAGGTAAAAAAATGACAGTTCGCATTTTTACAGAAGCAGAAGCGTTTGAATCGTTTGACATTATGTTGGACGATTGTGAAGATGAGGTAACAATTTGCGGGTATACTTATTCAGCATCCGAAGCATTCAAGCGAGTTGATCCTATTGCATACCGTCAGGCAGCATTGGATTGGTTCGATTCTATGGCGGAAGATGGTGAATATTTTGTCGAAGGTTATACCGATAGCGAGGTGCAATAATGCGTGAAATGATGGATTATGCTACAGGTAAAAGTGCTTTGATTGATGAGGTTATCGACCAAATCAAGCTGGATATTGCCAATGGCGATGTGACGGCATTAGAAGAAATGTTGGTATTTTTGGATAATAAAACTTTGCAAAACTATTTGCCTGAGGTGGATAATGGATAAAATTACCAAAGATAAATTGGTGCAAAAGTTGGAATATGCTCAGATGATATTGGCTGAGGTATACGATTATGCCTGCAAGAACGGTTTGGATGAGGTAGAGCATTCACTGTCGGTCGCTGATAGTTGCATAATTGGTGCTTTGGATGTAATTGAGGTAAAATAATGGGTTGGAATAAAGATAATTCAACGGTAAAAGGTTTATATCTGGATGAATATCCAGTGACAGGTGTGGTTATTGAGTCCCGTGTAAAATACGGCGGCGATGTGTCCTATTGGATTAAATTGGATGAACCATTATACCTTTTCCATACATTCCGTGATACCGTGTCATTGACGGAAAATCAAATAACCCACGATTTTGGAATAAAATAATGAATGAACGAATTAAAGAATTGGCTGTGCAGGCTGACTTGCTAATTAAAAAAACTAATGGTGATGAATTCCGATATGGTAATTTTGATCCAAAGTTTCAAAAGTTCGCCGAGTTGCTTATTCAGGAAATGCACAAAAAGGTAATCGCCTCTATTCTAATCACCGATGTAGTCATGGAAGAAAAAGGTCAAGTGCCGACCTCCGAAGATTACATCCGTGCTATTAACAACGATTTTGGAGTAATTGAAGATGCAAGCATATCTGGATAAAATCACAACCTGTGGTATGGGATATTGGTCTGATGTAATCAAGGAAGTGAAAACTGTTGGTTATACGGTTGATGCCAGTTCCATTTATTTTGGTGAATTGCGTGTATATTTCGACACCAAAACATGGAATGTTGATGAGGACGGCCTAATCTATACTGACGATGCCTTTTTGGAATCAATTCGTGTAGCATTTGGCACCAATGATATTGAATACTCTGAGCAGGGTATGCAAGGCGATGATTTTGTATCTTTTGATGTTGGCAGTGAATTTTTGAATATGTATGAAGGAGCATAAATGAAACGCAAATTGCCTTTTGATTGTATGATTTTGGACACCGAACCAGTAATGGTGAAAAACCCATTTTCAGGGGAGTCCTGTATGTTGGAACCTGATGCTGTTGCAGTATATGATTGCATCAGCGGTGCCAATATGATTGGTGATTATAAAACCGTCCGCAAAGGTTTGGATTGGTTTAGAAAATTCTTCCCGCAAGAATATATGGTTTTGTTGGATTGATAAAAAAGGAAAAATGATGGAAAATGTGAAAAATGATTTTCAATGGGGTTTGATGATTGGTCATTTGCGTGGTATTCAATTCAATAATTTTGGATTGCACCAGATTGCTCAGTTGTCATGTGGTGAAGTTACCGAAACACACCAATATCCATTGCTGACCAATCGGTTGTATACACCCACCGTGATGGAGAGATTTGCAGCAATGTAATACTTTTGTTTTCAAAAGACTCCTAGGTCGATCCTGACCAGCTGGATGAGCATGGACTCATCCAAAACTGTCCAGCGATTTTGGTGTTAGAACTTTAGTATTACTACTGGAAAATGGAATACTTTTGTCTGAATTGACAATAGGTCCAAAACCTGTATAATCCAACCATTGACATTGTGAAAGGAATATATTATGGAATTCAACGCAAGCGGTAATCCTACCGTTTCAGCATTGTATTTGGTCGACCGTGCCAAACAAGGCAAAGCATACCGCTATTTTAATGCAGACACCAACCAATGGGGTATGTGTGGTTTTGATATGAATGAAGCATTAGATAATAAAGACAATCATAGCACCTATGATATTGTCGGTTTCTTCCCTTGGGTTGGTCCTTTGACTGGTCCTAATTTCAAGGCAAAATCACCTGTTCATGTTGTTGCTGAAGATGCACCAAAGCAACCAAAAGCAAAAAAGGTTGCCCGTAAGATGGCACGCCAGCGCACTGCTGAAGTTGCACCCAAAGTCGCAAAAAATGCTGCACCTAAGAGTGTGGACAAAGCTGCAAAAATTGTGCATCCTGATGGCACCGTGTTCTATCGTGCTGACCGTCAAAAGTGGATTGCTATGGCAAATGGCAAACAAGAAGCGGCACGACCAACTGCCGAAGCGTGTTTGGCATTTTTGAAGAAAAAATACAATATTGATGGTATTGTTTTGAAGTAATGGTAATAATGGGCTTGCCAATAGTCCATTGTTATCATATAATCATCGGTGTAGCCGGATCATTTAAGGAGATTATATAATGGGTTTAGATATGTTTGTTTGGCGTGTCGCTGCCAATGATGCCATTGATGACCTGACCATTCGCTCAGAGGAAGATGGTCGTGAGCGTGAATTGGAAGAATTGTATTACTGGCGTAAACACCACGACCTGCATGGTTGGATGGAAAAGTTGTATCGCAACAAAGGTGGCACAGCACAATCATTTAATTGTGTGCCCGTTCGGTTGCATCCGCATGATTTGGATGCCTTACAGTTTGACCTATTGAATAATTCATTGCCTGAAACAACTGGTTTCTTTTTTGGTGATAATCCACCAGATGATGAATCGCTGAGCAATGATTTGAAATTCATTCAAGCTGCTCGTGATGCCATTGCAGCAGGCGATGCTGTTTATTATGATTCATGGTGGTAATATGATTGATATTGAAGAATTGGACGAATACCAATTGGAACGATTGGCATATGCTGAAGGTTTTGATGATGGTGAAAAAGGCGACAATTATAATCCATATGATTATGATTTGAAACCTGAACAATGGCGAGCATATGAAAACGGTTATATTCAAGGCGTTATGGCAGGATATGATGATGGTCAACCTGATGAAGCGCAAGAATGGCACGATTTTGATCCAGATTGTTAACCCACAAAGGAACCAACATGAATTATGAATTAGAACTTTCGTATGCACAGGATTTTGTCTTAGAATCCGCTCTCCGTTTCCTGAACGGTCAACCTTGGGTCATGGACAAGACCGTGCAGCGCCTATGTGACGCTGATGGACTCGATCCTGACCTGTTGGAACTCGCTCTGGCAGTCTTATTTGGACCTGCTGTAGTGTTTGTGGCGACTGGACGGACCGTATAATAGTTGACCAAATTGGTCGAGAACTAAAGTATTAGGTTGCCATTACTACCAAAACCTGTATAATACGCAGTATTGATTGATTAGGAGTGATGAATGATTGATGTGAAATTTGTGAATGGCAAGTATGTTGCTGTTATCAACGGCAAAACTGTGAAACGCTCCAAAAAAGAGCATATGGATTATGTTATTCGCAAAGCAACTCAGGAATCTGCCGATTCGGCACCCGTCCAAGAATCACGCTTTACAATTAATGAGCGTTTTGGTTTTGTATCGGATATGGTTGCTATGTTGGCATCTGGCGCACAAGCATCCGTTGTTGTGACTGGTCCTGGTGGTCTTGGTAAATCTTATACTGTAACCAAAGCATTGGCAGATTGTGGAATGACCGATGTGTCATTGCTCGAGGATTTTGCTGTTGGCACGGTTCTCAAAACTGCTAAAACCTTCCGTGTCATCAAAGGTTATTCAACACCAAAGGGTCTATATCGCACCTTGTATGAAAACAAAGATGGCGTGATTGTATTTGATGATTGTGATTCCGTATTGAAGGATCCAGTATCATTGAACCTGCTCAAAGGTGCATTGGATTCCTATTCACGCCGTATCATTTCATGGCGTGCGGATATCCGTGATGAAGATTTGCCTACATCATTCGAATTCAAAGGTCGTGTGGTTTTCATTTCCAATCTATCATCATCCAATATTGACCAAGCAATTATCACCCGCTCGATGGCGGTTGATTTGTCCATGACCAACAAACAAAAAGTTGAACGCATGAAGTTTCTGCTTGGTTCAGGTGAATTCATGCCTGAATTTGCCAAAGATATTAAGTCCGATGCTATGGATTTGATTGAACGCCTGCAAGACAAAGTTAAAGAGTTATCGCTCCGCACATTGATTCAGGTAACAAAAATCCGTAATAGTGCAGGTAAAAATTGGGCTAACTTGGCAGAATACACAATCTGTGGTTGATTATGTATCTGTTAATATTGTTAAATGTAATAATGTGCATTGTTTGTTGGAAGCAAGCTGACAATTATGAACCAGGTAGTTTATTTTGGTTATTGTTTATGTTTTGTTCTTCATGGAATGCCGTAGAAGTTCTTGATTTTTTAATGAGGTAATATATGAAAACTCCTGATTTGTTTATCACTGTTCTTGGTGCAATTGGTTTATTGGCTATCTTCAGTTTCTTACTGAGTTGGCCAACTTATATGTTATGGAATGGTTGCTTGGTTGGTGCTGTCAACGGCGTTAATGAAGTTACTTGGTTGCAAGCATGGGGTTTAAACCTGTTGGTTGGTTTCATGTTTAAATCTGGCTTGAGCACAAGCAAAAAAGATTGACATGGAATCGCAAGGCCACGGTGTGGCATTTGAAAATGATGTGATTAAATCAATCACAGGATTGAGCAAAGATGAATATCAATCCTTGTTGAATAACGCATACACCGCCAGCATGGACATTAAAAAGGATGTCCATAGTGACCGCAATTATAGTATCAAGGCATCCAAAGATGGCCTTGGTATTGGTTGTGGAGATATTCTAAGATTTGTCCAACATTGTCGTGATGATGAATTCACAATCATTGTTGGTGCATGGAAACAATTAACAAAAGAAACCAAAGAATATTATGAAATTTATGAATTTGATATCACACCAAGTGATTATCAAAAACTGTGGGGTGGAATCAATAAAGAACATTTAGAACCATTTGTTTTGTATGTTAAATCCATTCCTGAAGGCAAGAATGCTCAATTGGCCAATCGTGTATTGTGGAAAGATAAACGAAATGCCATTTATGATGCCTATGGCCAAGGCATAATGAGTATTGATGCCAAGATAGATAGTAAGAAACAACGCCGTGTTCAATGTGGTGTGAGCATCGTTGATTTGATTAATGCTGGTTTCAACTATCGGAAATATGTTGACAAATACCGTGATATTGTGTTACCATATAGGCAAGATAGTGAATCGAGAAAATTTAAGGACAAGGACTCAATGGCGGACAGAAAACTTACAGATATATTTGGTGTGCCACCAATTTCCGTTTTGGATATTAAACAGAAATATTGGAAAGATAAGAAGCGAGAGTGGTTGGCAATAGGCATACAAAGTGAATTGGGTCGTGGTGAGAACCTACTTGGTCATTCCAAATTGATGCAAAAGAAACACAATGCAACTTCTGTATTTGATCCTGTATTGTGTGAAGCAATGTATAGTTGGTTCACCATGCAAGGTGATACAGTATTTGATCCGTTTGCCGGCGGCAGTGTGCGTGGTGTTGTTGCATCATTGATGAAGCGTGATTATGTTGGTGTTGATTTGCGTCCAGAACAAGTGCAACACAATCAAAAACAGGCAAATGATATTTGCAAATATAACACACCAACATGGTTGGTTGGTTCATCTGAAGATGTTACCATTGACCGTGAATATGATTTCTTCTTCACCTGTCCACCATACTATGATTTGGAAGTATATTCAGACAATGAAAAGGATTTGTCCAACCTTCCGCCGGATGAATTTGATAAGGTGTTTGAGAAAATAATTTCATTGTCGTTGAGCAAGTTGAAACAAAACCGATTTGCTGCGATTGTTATTGGTGATGTTCGTGGTCAAGATGGATTCTATTTGAAGTTTCTATCCAAAACTATTGATGCGTTTGAAAAGAATGGATGCCGTTATTACAACGATTTGATATTGTTACAAGAACCTGCCACTGCTGCAATGCGTTCATTTGGTTTTATGAACAAGTCAAGAAAGATTGCAAAGTGTCATCAAAATGTTTTGGTGTTTGTTAAAGGTGATGCAATTGAAGCAACGAAACGATTGCCTCAATTTTCTGATGAACAACAAGAATCGAATGAAACACAAGATGCAAATTCATTAGAAACTTTTTTTGAATGATATGGATCCTTGGAAATTTAGAAAATGGTGTTTAGGTAGAATGTGCTTTCAATTGAAATGTGCATGGATTTATTTTGTTTGGTCTATAAGGGGAAAGAAATGAGTGGTTGGCGCAAACGTCAAATTTCGGACAAATATGATTATGATACAATCAAAGCTGAGTGTGATAACATGCTGAAAGCAATGATTGGTTCGGATGAATTTGTAAAACAATGGTGGAATTCCTCCAATATGGCCTTTGAACTGAAAACTCCACAAGAACTATTTGAATCTGGTCGTGATGGACAATCAGAGGTTTATTCTTATTTGTCACACCATGCGTATGGTGGAGAATATAGTTAATGCGTTGGAAAGATAAACCAATTCCCAAAATAGGCGACATAAGGGAACGATTCCCCTTCGCTTGGACACCCACCAGAGCAGGTGACTACACCGTATGGTTGGAACGATATTGGGTTAAGGAACAATTGTCCCATGTGGTTGCGTTTGATGAGGGTTTTGTATACCCAGTCCAACAATGGGTGGAGATTGACCGTAACACTGCCATGTATTACTACTAAAGTATTACTGTTGTATTCCTGCAACAATGGTTGCCAAATGTCACAAAGTTTGGTATAATAGAGTCTTGATTTGATTGATAAAAGGTTTTGTAATGATTCTGAATAATGCACCTCAGGCAGAAGCAGTATTGTCTAATGTTGGTGAAATCGGTGAATTCCGTATCCGCAATTCTGCTAAGGCATTTAATATTCTATCTTCTGGTTTGTATGCCAATAAGATTAAAGCAATTATTCGTGAATTGTCGTGCAATGCGATTGATTCACACACTGCTGCAGGTACAGATAAACCATTTCAAGTCCATATTCCAACACAATTGGAACCTTGGTTTTCTATTCGTGATTTTGGAACAGGATTGAACCATGAGCAAGTATCTAACATTTATACAACATACTTTGAGAGCACTAAAACAGAGTCCAATGCCTTTATCGGGGCGTTGGGTCTTGGTAGCAAGTCTCCTTTTAGTTATACTGATAATTTTACAGTAACAGCCATTAAAGATGGTCACAAAGGCATTTACTCTGCTTTTATTAATGACCAAGGTGTGCCTTCTATTGCACTGATGAGTGAAGAAGATACAACCGAACCAAATGGTGTTGAGGTAAAATTCTCCGTCAATGACCGTTACGACTTCCACAAGTTTGAAGAAGAAGCTCGTTCCGTTTACAAATGGTTCAATGTTCAACCTGAAATCACAGGTGCATCCGTAATTGTAAGCAAAATGACTTATGATTCGGAGAATATTATTCCTGGTGTTCATTCGTCAGAACAACTCCGCCGCTCTATGGCTGTGATGGGTAACATTGCATATCCAATTGAAGTGCCTCAAGCAGAAAATTCACTTGAAGGCCTGCATAAATTGTTGAATTGTGGTCTTGTGATGGAGTTTGGAATTGGTGAGTTGGATTTCCAAGCAAGTCGTGAAGGTTTGTCCTATATTCCATTGACTGTGGATTCCATTCGTAACAAACTGAAACAACTTAACAATTCATTGACCGATGTATTGGCCAAAGAAGCAAATGAAATTGATTGTGCTTGGTCTCGTTCACAATTTTTGAACAAACGCAAACGCAGCGATTTGTGGCAAAGTTCTGTTGTTCAGTATGTTAACAATACTGGTTTCAATTTGTGTGATGCACAAGACCGTTATTCAGGTGAATATTCAATCCAAATTCCTTCTAGTGCATTTGCTGATTTGAATATTTGCATCCGTTCGTTCTATGCTGAAACAAATCGTCCATGCAGAACAAATAAACCAACAACAATATATGTTAATGGAACCGCAGGTCGTCAAGCAGTGGAACATTGGACTGTGCCTGTTTCTGACCGCACACATTTTGTTGTGAATGATTTGAAAGTTGGTGCTACAGAGCGTGCTAAGTATCATTACCGCAAGTCAACAATAACTCGTTGGCATGATGTTGTTTTTGTCTTGGAGAAAATTGACAAAACAAAACCAATGAAATTGGATGAATTCTTCCAAATGATGGAAAATCCACCAATGGCACAACGATTGATGGCTTCCAGTTTGGATGAAAAGCCTCGTGCTGCAAGTAAAGGAATTGGTCGAAATGTAACCATCCTTCAACTTGAAGAGCGTGGCGGCAACCGTAGTCATTCTGCTTCACATGATTTTGTATGGCGTGCAGGTGGCACATTGGATCAATTTGATGACAAGAAAACATACTATTATATTCCGTTGAAAGGCTTTGCTGTTCAATGGGATAAATTGACTGCAAATTTTTCCGTCAGTGAATTGTATTCTTTGTTGAAACGAACTCAAGTGGCAGAATTTAATGTGCCAGTATATGGTGTTCGTAAAACCGACATTGAAGCCATCAAGAAAAAGAAAAATTGGAAACCTTTTGATGGACATATATACGACACCTTGACCAATCTTACCACTAAAATTGGTATGGCTATGGTGATGGAAAGACTTGACAGGCAAGCCATTTTCGATTACAATATCCAAGAATTGTGTGATGGTATTGTATTGCAGAATAGTCCTGCCAAAGTCAGTTTGCAAAACTTTGCTGGACTTCCTAAAATGTCAGGTATTTCATGGTTGAGAATGTTAATGTCTCGTTTGAAAATGGAACCAACCGTGAATGTTGATGCCTTGGTTGATGATTATAAAGGCAAATTGCGAAATTTGCACAATCGTTATCCTTTGGTGAGTAAATTAAGTTCCTATGCAGAGGAAGTTGATGTGTGTGAGTATATTAATTTGATTGATAAAGTGAAAGGTGTTTAAAATGAGTTTCCCGTTTTTGATTCAAGGTTCTAATGTTGTGGTTGTTATTGATAATAAACCACACACTATTTCCAAAACGCACATCACCTACCAAAAAGTAGTTGATGCTATTAAGGCAGAGGATTGGGATGCTGTCCGTGATGTGATTGATCCTAAGAAAGTTGTTTTGAATTATGGTCAAGGCAATATTGAAGTCCAAGGCGAGAAATTGTTTTGGAAGGGCACAGAGATGCATGGTGCCATTGTCAAACGCATGGTGCAAATGTTGCAAGATGGTTTCCCTATCAATCCATTGGTGTTGTTCATGGAAAACATGATGCAAAACCCATCGTATCGTTCAGTAAATGAATTGTATGGTTTCTTGGAAAAGAATAACCTGCCAATTACACCTGATGGTCATTTCTTGGCATACAAAAAAGTCCGTGATGACTACAAGGATGTTTACTCTGGTAAGTTTGACAACTCTGTTGGTCAAATCGTGGAGATGGAACGCAACCAAGTTAATGATGACGCACGACAAACCTGCTCGGCTGGTTTGCACTTCTGTTCAGAAGGTTATCTTGGCCACTTTGGCGGTGCCCGTGTGATGATTCTTAAAATCAATCCTCGTGATGTTGTATCCATTCCAACCGATTATGACAATAGCAAGGGTCGTGCCTGCCGGTATGAAGTTGTTGGTGAAGTTGGTGTTGAACCAAAAGATGAGGTAGAATTTACCGCACCTGTGCAAGACAATGCTAACAGCTGGATGGAACCTTAATTAATTATTGGAGAATTTTATGATTGGTATTTTTATTGGTTTGTTGCTTTTGGTTGCCGCTGGTGTTGCTGGTTGGTTGTTTGATAAACTTAAAACTGGTTTAATTGCTGGCGTTGCACTATTTGTAATCGCCATCATTTTCGAATCATTCACCGTTGTGCCTGCTGGTTATCATGGTGTCCAAATTACAATGGGAACGGTAAACCCTACACCATTGACCAACGGTGTGCATTTTGTGAATCCAATTTCTAGTGTTCGTAATGTGAATATTCAAATGCAACGAGCAACCTATGAGGGTGCATCTGCTGGAACCAAAGATATGCAGCAAGTGCATACTGATATCACTGCCAACTATCGTTTGAGTGGTGACAAGGTTGCTGTCATTTATAAAGACTTTGGTCTGAATGTTGTTGATAAAGTATTGGGACCATCATTGAATGAAGCGTTTAAATCTGTGACTGGTCATTATACTAGTGAAGAATTGATTACTAAGCGTGACCAAGTGTCGGAAGAAATTCTACAACGAGTAAAAGGCAAAGTATCACAATTTGATATTTCAATTGATTCTATCTCATTGGTAAATTTTGCCTTCAATGCAGAATATCAAAAGGCAGTTGAAGCAAAAGTAATTGCAACACAACAAAAGCAAAAGGCCGAACAAGACCTTGAGCGTATTAAGGTCGAGGCGGCATCACGCATTGCACAGGCTGAAGGTGAAGCGAAAGCGATTGCAATTCAAGCACAGGCTATTCAATCTAATGGTGGTCAACAATATGTTCAACTACAATGGATTGACAAATGGGATGGTAAAATGCCTAACACCGTTGTGAATGGTTCTCAAGGCATGATGCTTAACCTAGGTAAGTAATGGGTGCATATAATTTCATGGTGGATGCCTTCCAAGAAGGCAGAATCCATGATTTAGAACAAGAAGTTAAACAGTTGAAAAAAACTGTTGAAGTGACATGCAAATGGATTAATTATCTCAATGCTGAATTGGAGAAACTAAAAGATGAGCAACGAAGAACAAAAAATCAAACGATCCAAACGGATGTTAAAGGATGAAAATGCGGTAAAAAAACAAACCAAGATTGCAAAGTCACATGGTGTGGATGTTAGAGAACCACACAAATTCGCTAAGCACCACGCAATGGATTGTGGTAATCCTGAATGTGGTTTGTGTGGGAATCCTAGGCACTTACATAAAGATGGTCTAACCATCCAGGAAAAAAGGGCACACCAAGACCTGGAAATGGTCCGAGACAGACATAGTAATGGTATTGTTACTGGAGATGAATGATGGTTGTTGCTTTAATACTTGCCATTGAATTTGGAATCATGTATAATACAAATATGTGGACAACATAACTGGAGTTTTTTAATGTTGAATCGTAATCAAACCGCTTTTGTTAAAGCTGCTGAAGAATTATATGGTGCAAATGCGGTTTTGAACCGTGACCAAATCAATCGTGTGGCGGAAGAAAACAGTATTTCTTTCCCCTATTGGTTTGTAACTAAAATGGAATATCGTGTTGGTCGTGGTGAATATAAATTGCCCAACATTGGTAGTAAAATGAAAACAAAACAACCTGAACCTGAGATGGAAGTTGCTCTTGCTGCACAAGTCTTAGAATTCAAACAACCTAAACTTGTTGATGATTCTGATGTATCAATCCCTGTAAAGTATAAAGATTATGTTCCATTTGGATTTTATAGAGACCTTACTAATATTATCAACTCTGATTCTTTTTATCCCGTATTCATTACTGGCCTATCTGGTAACGGTAAAACCCTTATGGTTGAACAGGTATGCGCTACGCTCGGGCGTGAGTGTATCCGAGTTAATATCTCGATTGAAACGGATGAGAGTGACCTTCTCGGTGGTCCTACCCTTGTCAATGGTAATGTGGTTAATCGTGATGGTCCAGTTATCACGGCAATGAAGCGTGGTGCCATTCTATTGATTGACGAAGTTGACCGTGGTTCTAATAAATTAATGTGTTTGCAAGGTATCTTAGAAGGCAAACCATACTACAATAAGAAGAACGGTGAAATGGTTTATCCAAAAGATGGATTCAATGTGATTGCTACTGCAAACACTAAAGGTCGTGGCAGTGAAGAAGGTCGTTACCTATCACAGATTCTTGATGATGCTTTCTTAGAGCGTTTCCCTATTACAGTTGAACAGGAATATCCTGATGTTAAGACTGAGAAGAAAATCCTTTCACCATTGATTGATGACCAGGATTTTGTTGAGAAGTTAACACAATGGGCCAGTATTGTGCGCCAATCATTTGACCAAGGTGCTGTTGATGAAATTATTTCCACACGCCGTTTGGTCCACATTGCCAAGGCATATGGTATATTCAAAGACCGAATGAAAGCTGTTGAATTATGTGTGTCACGGTTCGATGCAGACACCAAGACCGCTTTCCTCGACTTGTATTCCAAGGTTGATGTGAAGGTTAATCCTATGGAAGCCCCGCCGGTCAAATCGTCCGAAGAAATTCCGTTCTGATGCAGGAAAACAACACTAATGGTTGCCAACATACCATTAGTGTGTTATAATTAAATTGTTGGTATTTTTATTATGAAATTTGAAAGGACTTAAAATGTCAAACACTATTCGAACCGGTCGTCAAAACCGCCATGAGAAAATTACCGTAACCCTCTTGTCAGGTAAACCTGTATCTCCCGATGAGATTAAAGCCTGTTTCAAAGGCACGGATCAGGAGGCGGTGTTGTATCGCCTATCAACCAACATTTATAATATCCGCAAAGATGGTGGTATTGTAAAAGTTCACAAAGAAGGCCGCAAAGTGTCGGCATATCAATTGGTTAACCACACAGAATTTAATGCTGAAGGTCGTTACATTGGACCACAAACAACTAAACCTGTTGCAACAACCACAACTCAAGACACAACCGAAACATCTGAGGTGTAAAAATGAATGATTGGGATCGTGACAATTTAGAATTTATTATGAATGTTACTTCCGAGGATTTCGATATTTGGTTGGAACAAGCAGACTCCGATGATATCCAATATGCTATTGAATTAATTCGTATGCGTAAAAAAGAAATGATATCTGAAGAAATTGTTTGCAAAATGGAATTAACAGATGATGTGCCAGATGTAAGTCTTGCAGCATCTTTACTCAACAGGATCAAAAATGGTTAAAACTTTGAGATATATTATGTTCACAATCCTTTTCATGGTTATTTCAGCATGTTCTACTCCAAAGCTTGATGGCTTTGAAAAAGCAAGAGTTATTGAACGAGCTGAGGTTATTCAAGCCTCAAAGGATTGTATCAATGCAAGGATGCGTCCTGTGATTCAATCTTTGCCACAGAAAACTGACCATGGAACAATCATGCTGCCAGTTTCCGTTCAATGTGAGGTTTATACTCGTTAATAGGTGTTTTAAATGTATTCCGAAATCGTCAATGAATCTGGTCTTTCACAACACACACTTGAAATGGTTGTGATTGGTGGAATCGGAGTTTTTGTTCTTGGACTTGTTTTCTACCTTTGGTGGAAACAAATTGTTATTGGTGCCTTGGCCTTAACTGCTGTTGTTGTTTTGGCCAACCACAAACCATCCAAACCAATAAAGGTTGAACAGGAACAAATCATTATCGAAAGTAAAGAGAAAACTACTCCTAAAGATGAGGAATCTCTAGAAGATGGTAAAATGTTTGTTGAAGATTGTTTGCATTTCACAGACTACAGCAAAGAACAATGTGAAGCCATCTGGACTAAACGTGAAGTTATCGAAGAAAAGTTATTGGATGTCGATAATGTTGAATATAAAACCCGCCGTGCAGAAGCATTGAAAAAACCAAATGCTGTTGTTCTACACGCCACCTATCATTAAGGAGTTAATATGGTTCAAGTTGTTAAATCGGAATGGCATCAAGTTGAAAAACGATACGGTATTGAAATTGACCGTGATTTATTTGGTGAAATTTATTCTGATATCGAAGATGAAGCTGAAATTGATTTGATGTATCTTCAGTTTGAAAATGGTCAATTATCAGTTGATGAAGTTATTGAGAAAGCCTGGGAAGAAGATGTTGACCTTGACTGGGAATATCTTGATGAAGATGATTGGTGGACAGACCGCAAAGGTGGTTATGAAGTAACTTATGAGGTGCAAGAATAATGTTAAAACTATATCGTGGTATTGTAGATATTCTTACTGAACGATCCGAAGGTCTAACCTTGGCATTCAGAAACCATATTCGTGAATTTAATAGTGGCAATTCGGAAGAAAAAGAAGCAGCAACAGGATTTTGGAATTTGTTGCTTGAAATTACATACATTCTTTATGTGAAATCATTTGTCGTGGTTGGATTGTTTATAACCACAATTTTAGCACTTGTGTTTTTTCCACTGAATATTCTTTACAAAGCATTTGGAATGTCATTCCAAGCAATGAAGTATGAACATCAACATCCGCAAAATTTTGTGGAACCACAATTGACTCAATCAGAGGAGAAAACAAATGGCAGTCTGGTCAGTAAAACCTGAATGGAAAAAATCAATCATTGAACGCCAAGAATGGTTGAAAGGTGACAATCGTTTGATTGTTGAAACTGGTTGGCGGTGGGGTGAATTCACCGTATACACCGATGATGACAATCCACCAGAATTGGAACCAGGTGTTGATATGTTCAACTGTGGTTATGAATCTGAAATGGTTGAAACAAGTGATGGTTGCTGGGAAGAACATGACATGGATGAATGTGATGATGAAACCCGTGAATGGTTGGAAGAATTCTTGGAAGAAAATTCAGTATTTGACCTTGAAGAAGAAGGTTGGCTTCCAGGTGATACTGAAATGATTATTGATTGTGATATGACTATTGAAATGGTTGAACCAACAGGTGATTAATGAAAATTGTAATCAACAAATGTTATGGTGGATTTGGTTTGTCTAAGTTGGCCCAAGAATTGTATGCAGACAAAAAAGGTTTGAACCTTGGTAAATACAATAAAACATGGGGTTATTATGAAGGTGGTGATTTCTATGACCGTGAAATACCTCGTGATGATGCCGATTTGGTTTCTATCGTTGAATCATTAGGATCAAAGGCCAATGGTTCCTGTGCAGACTTGCGTATCATCGAAATACCTGAAGGTGTTAATTGGCAAATCGAAGAATATGATGGTATCGAGTGGATTGCAGAACAACACCGAACATGGGATTAAATGTTACAAATCAGATTAGCTAAAACCACCGAGGACAAAAAAATTGCTGATAATCTTGTAGTGCAACACCATTCATATGTTGCCACTGCTAGAACTGTTGGTCGTTGTCTGAAATATATCATCAGCCTCGATGGTGTTGATATTGGAACATTTTGGATTGGTAGTGGTTTCAAACCAACACCAAAGGCAATATTAAATTATTTCCACAAAAGCCAGAAAGAATATGATATAATGTTCAACACCGTAGCGGATAACAAACGATTTGCTATGGCGGTGAGAATACCCAATCTAGGCTCACAAATTCTAAAAGAAATTAGGAACAGAGCTGCACAAGATTGGTATGATTCTTATGGAGATAATTTGATTGCTATCGTAACTACAATTGGTGCCGATAAGAATGGTGCTGTATATCTTGCTGACAATTGGCAAAAAATAGGTGAGACTGCTGGTCTACCAGCGAAAAGAAAATCCGTTTCTATGAAATGGGATGATAAAAATTCTATATCAGAAAAATTTGTAAAACCAACAGGTGAAAACAAGAAACTTATATTGATTACAACACGACTGAAAAAGAGGATTGAAAATGAAAATCAAAAAGACAAAACGATTTGAGAACATGCGATTCAATTACTATATTGATTATCGCCAAATGCAAATGAAAGCAATTGATGAGGAAGATGGCAAAGTTTCTTTGGTTTTGGTTCATCGTGAAGTTGTGAAGTATTTTGAATTTCCGTTTTTCTTTGGAACACAAACACAATTTGGTCCTTGTTATGATACCGCAGATTACTATCGTCAAGGATAAAAATGACTGAAACAGAATTTGTAACGATGAATGAGGATTTCATAGATTTCTTAAACAAAATTGTGAGAAACTATGATGTTAATTACCCACAACTCGCCGCTATGATTATGGCCAGAATGGTTTCTTTGGCCATTATTAGTAACAGCGAAGATGTGTTGTTGAAACTTCTACCTGAAATGGAAAAAAACTTAAATGACAACAACAGAATTGGACCAATCCACTGATACTGGATTCAATAAATTAGATATAGCCAAAATATTTGTAATCAAACAACTTATTGAATACAAATTAACAGACTTTAATAATACCATTCGTAAACTTGGTCCTATGCACACACACTCATATTTTCTTACGGGTGGTGCAATAGGTTCTCTATTACGAAGTGAACCACCAAACGATTGGGATATTTATTTTTTTGATGCAGCATACGCCAACACTATTTTCAACTTATATGAAAATGATCCTTCTTATCAAAAAGAAGTGGCTGTGTTGGACGAAAAGTATCGTAACATTCCAGGAAAAGACGGTGGTAAATTGATTACTGAAAATGCCACAACATTACAGAATGGTTTACAACTCATTCGTAAACATTATGGTGAACCGAAGAATGTTCGAACAACTTTTGATTTCGTTCACTGTATGCCTTATTATGATTCTCGTGACAGGAAACTTTACATTTCACAAGAACAATTTGAATTAAATGTGAATAAAAAGTTGAAATCGAATAACCCTATGTTTCAAAAACATCGGGAGGAAAAATTCTTGAAAAGGGGATGGACATGGCTCTAAATTATCCTGATCCTTGGGTATCATCCAAAAATTTTTGGGAAATGGAAAAACAAGTAAAAGATGAAGTGATACAGGGGCGAATGGTTACTGCTCAACATTGTATGACTGATTTACAATTTAGTGCAGCTTTGATATCACCAGATGCCATCAAAGATATATTATTACAAAAATTGGTTGAATCTATTAGAGGTGCCGGATTTGTGGAATTCACCAAAACTCAGGATCCCATAACTTTGGAACAATTGTTTCGTGCCAGGATTTTTGTTGTGCCTGACCAACAGGTGAGAATCCTACGACTACATGGATTTGACAATTGACACCACATATGTTATAATATATCCAATAACTAGGAAAAAATATGAAAATTGCAGTTTGTTCGGATATTCACCTTGAATTTGGAACAATCTCTCTGGATAATACAGAGGGAGCTCGAGTGTTGGTTCTATCCGGTGATATTTGTGTTGCCAAAGATGTTATGGATAGGGATGTATATGGCATTTTCGACCGTTTCGACCGCAATAGTACTGTTCACACGTTCTTTCAAGAATGCTGTGCAAGATTTCCTCATGTCGTGTATGTTGTTGGGAACCATGAACATTATCACGGTGATTTTGTTTCAACTATTGCAACTCTCCGTGATAGGTTGGGTTATCTACGCAATTTACACATTCTAGACCGAGAAATTTTTATTGTTGATGATGTTACATTCATCGGCGGCACATTGTGGACTGATATGAACAAGGAAGATCCTTTGACATTGCACCATATGACCAGTATGATGAATGATTTCCGTTGTGTGGATAACTCCAATCACAAGGTAACATACAAAGTTCCCATCTACAAAAAAGATGAGAATGGTGATGTTGTGTATGAAGTAAAAGATGGTGTGAATCAATCAACGATTGTGTCATATGAATTCCGTGAAAAAAATGCAAGATTTTCACCGGCAGATGCTGTTGAAGAATTCAAAAAAATGACGGGTTACATCCAACAAATCATTGAAGGTAAATTTGATAGTAAATATGTTGTTTGTGGTCATCACGCACCGTCACGGCAATCTACTCATCCAAGATATCAAAATGACACCATTATGAATGGTGGTTACAGTTCTTCTTTGGATGAATTCATCATGGATCATCCACAAATCAAATTGTGGACTCATGGACATACACATGAACCATTCGATTACATGATTGGTGAAACTCGTATTGTTTGCAATCCTCGTGGGTATATCAACTATGAAGGCCGTGCAAATGAATTTGAATTGAAATTTGTGGAGATTTAAATGATTGATTGCATGGTTGTTGGTGATAGCATCGCTGTAGGCACTGCTGTATATCGACCTGAATGTGTTAGTTATAGTAGAGGTGGATGGAACAGTTGGCAATGGAATAGAGATTATCTTGACATTGCCAACCAAAAAAAGTATAATACTGTCATTATTAGTTTAGGTTCTAATGACCATGATGGTGTGCATACATTCAAAGAGCTGATGAAAATGCGTCAAAACATACAAGGTGCAAGAGTTTTTTGGATTATGCCGGCAGTAAAACCAAACATTCAAGAAATGATTAAAATTATTGCTGATAATTACAAAGATACAATCTTGCCAATTAAAGAATTGTCTAAAGATGGTATTAATCCAACAACTAATGGTTATAAAACATTAGCAAAGGACAGTAAATGAATAGACTATTGCTCACAAAATTGCAATTAAAAGCCGGCGGTTCACATTATCCGTCTATCAATCCACAAATGCAAGATTC